TGGTGGCGTACGACAGGCAACTTTGGGTCTTCACTCGTGTGGAGCCCAACCAGATGCCGAGTGGTACGTTCATCACTACCGGGTGCAATTCGTACAACAGGGTCAACGTGGCAGGCCTAGCCGGCTCTGTGCCGGCCAAGGCCGCTGGTGATGACTGCCTCGAAGTGCTGCACGGGACCTTGGAAGAAGGTATTGCTTCCTACAAGTCCCTCGGCTTCACTCTCCGAGGCGCCGTTCCCAGACCCGATGGGGGGCTCGAGTTCTGCTCACACACGTTCTTCGAAAAGGACGGCGTGTTCGTAGCCAAGCTCTCCTCGTGGCCGAAGGCCCTCTTCACCTCACTTTCAAAGTCCATGGACCCTGATCGGTTCCACGACTTTGAGAGGGAGGTGCGGCACGATCCAGACAAGAACCGCTATTTGCGGACTCTTGTCGAGCACGCCAAGTGGATGCCAGGCTCTGAGTTATTTAGAGACCAGGCACGCTCCGCTTTGGCATAAGCGGTGGAACACACATACACATATATATACATCATACATATACTCTCCTAGACACGTTCGGGACTATAGCACAACCAATCTACATACATACTAAACAGAAAAGATTATCTTATCTTACTCATTATGGCGATGATACCCTTTGGGGCTGCCGAGGCTGGCTACGAACTGATCGAAGCCGCCGAGGCTGCCGAAGCTGGCAATCAATCGGCCGGCATTCTTGGTACTTTGTCCAGGAATGCCGCCTCCCTCGGGGCGACAGCCGTGGCAGAACGTGCCTACGATGCTGGCGTCACTCACTTTCGTGAGAAGGCCCACAACTTCCTGAAGGGCCTCCCTGGGAAGGCTTACAATAAGTACAAGGGTTCCCGCTCTCATGCTGAGAGGAACGGGTATACAGTCGAACTCCCTCGAGATGAGGAGTCCGGCTCCGTGGTCGTTAGACGTCCAGTCTACGACGACGTCGTTCAGCCTGTCGGCCGTGTCCGGAATTCCGGCCGGCCGACCGGCAGCGGCAACCCGAAGGGCGGCTCGTCAAACAAGAGCCGCCCTAGGCCTGGGAAGGCCACCTCTTCTTTGTCCGGTGACACGATGACAAAGAAGAAGAAGGCTCCTAATTCCAAGGCCAAGGCCCAAAGTTTCGTCACGTCCGCGTCCGCCGCTCCTGTGGCGTTCTCGTTCGGGACTTTGACCCGCAGGCCTAAGCGCACTACCACGCGCCACGGATTCAGAATCCAACACTCGGAGCTCATTGCTGACATCCGAGCAAGCGGCTCGTCGGAGTATGAGGTTAAGCAATTCCTCGTGAACCCCGGCATTGCCGCTACTTTCCCCTGGCTCTCAGGAGAAGCCACTCGTTTTGAGGAGTACGTCTTCCACGACTTGGTCTTCACCTATGTACCTGTGTGTGGCACTGCCACCGTAGGTAAGACTCAGGGGGCCTACTCCTATGACGTCCTCGACCCCGTTCCCGAGGACAAGTTCCGCCTTGGCGGCTACTCAGGGTGTGCAGGAAACGCGGTCTACAAGTTTTGTTCTTGTAGGGCCGACGTCTCAGGCATACCTTGGAAAGTCGTCAGGACGGGCCCTCATTTGGAGGTGTCACCAGTGGCTGGCGGGTTGTTTGACGCAAAGACCTATGACTTCGGTCAGTTCTTTATGGCACTCAACAACGTCAACACTGCTGGCACATACGGCGAGCTCCACGTCTCTTACGACGTCGAGTTCCGCCACGCCCGGCCGGTTGAAGCGCTGGGCCTTGACTACAAGTCTGCCTATGCAGGCACGACTGTAGACAAGTTCAGCCCTTTCGGTACGGCCACCACCATTCAGTCAACAAAACTGTCTGGTGAATTTTACAACGGTTTCGAATGCAACCTTCCTGTCGTTATCAGCTACGACAGCACGGGGTCTTACTCTGACCTGGTATTCTACCAGACCGGTGTCTACCAGATCACGTACTTCCTCTCCTCCGGGAATGCTCTCACCGGCCCCCTCGTGCTTACACTCGAGGGTAGTCCGGCGATCGAAAACGTCTCTGGCGGTAGTGGCTATTCGACCTCTGCGGTCTATACGGTCAACCCCACCGGAACTTCGCTGGTGTCTACTCAGAAAGTCCGAGTGGCATCAGCACCTCTGGCAATCCGTTTTGACGGGACCCCGATTGCTACATCTTTCACGGTTTCCGCCCTTTGGATTAACCAGGGCAAAGCGTCTGTGCGTGACGTTTTCACCGTCCTCTCGTAAGAGGACAAGCTCGCCATCTCAAGGCCTCCGACACCTTGTCGTAAACTGGAGCCAGCCGGCCAAGGCACAATTGGCCGGGCACACCCTCTGCGGCCAGCAGTGGGGGTCTTCAAAGCGAGACCATAATCTAGCATAGCTCTTACCGCGGG